ACAAGCAAGTGGTGCAGAAGGTGGCGAACCACCAGCTGAACCGCCAGTGGAAGAACAACCAGCATAATAGGAGGTAACTTATGCTAATTACTAGATTTTATTTAAGCCCTGAGGGCGACATGGGCGGTGCTAGTAGTGCTGCACCAGCGACACCAGCACCAACTACTAGTTCGACAGGTGTTAACGGGAACTACCCTGGTAACAATGACCCGTTAGCTATGTTTGACATGTTGGAGCAATACTACAGAGAGTCAAGTGACACTAGACCTTACAATGAGTCAGCTAGAGACTACCAAGACCCAACGAGGCCAACCCAACAGCAACCTGGACAACAAGAACAACAGGAAAAGTTTGGGCAACAGGAACAACAGCTAGACGAAAACGGCCAACCATTAGAGAAGCCAGAACAAGAAGGTAAGTTTAAGCCACTAAAGGTTAAAGTTGGTGAGCAAGAGTTTGAGATTAAGTCAGAGAAGCAAGTGCAAAAACTTGTGGAGCGTTCACAACTAGCTGGTGAATTGTACCAAGAGTACCAAAAGCTAAAGACTGAACACGCAGAATCGACAGCTGACCTCCAATACCTTGAGAAATTAGCCACAGATTCACCACATGAGTTCATGGACACACTAGCGGACAATATCTCCCAAGAAGATTTGGTTAGTTGGATGCGTAATAAAGTACAATTTTTTAAACTGTCTGACGAAGATAAGGCACGCTACCAAGAGTACCAAAAAGCTAAAGAGTCCATGAGACGTGAAGAAGTCTTACGCCAGCAACTTGAAGAAGTAAAGCAAAAAGAGCAACAAGTAAAACAGCAACAAGAAGTAGCACAATTAAAGCAAACACAAAATGTGTTAGCTAGTAAATATGCTGAAGTAGTTGGGCAAGATTGGTTTGATAAAGTAGTTAGAATGCAGATACAAGAAGCTGCAAGACTACAGCGTGCAGGAGAGCAAGTTAGTATTACTAGGTTCAAAGCAATGATTGAAAGCGTAATTGAGCCAGTGTACCAAAAACTTAAACCAGCACATAAACCGACACAAGCACTAAAAAGTTCTATGCCTAATGGCGGTGTTGGCAACGTTAGTGACACTAGGCGTAACCCAACTGCTGACGATGGGTTTAATGCGTTACTAGCAGGCATTCGTGACGGACGTGTAGTATAGTTAGGGTTATTGCCTTGACATAGCTAGTCAAGTACCAGTATCCTATAGTTAGGGATTGATATGTGCCTCCTAATCACAAGGAGGCTTGTGAGTAAATTTACAGGAGGAAATGACTTATGGCATTAGATGCTAAGTTTCTGAGCGGTTCGGTAAAGATGCAGGACGCTCTAAAGATTATTATGCAAAGTGGCACGACTGAATTATGGCGTGCTAAAAACGCATTCGACGCAATTTTTAAGACAGAACCATGGAAAGGTGGACGCTCAGTTGAGTTCCATTTAAGTACATCTGCTGGTGGTGGTTCTATGGGCGGTTTGGCTACTGAAGCTTCAACTTTCCCAGTGGCAGATAAAGCAAAAGGTATCCGTGGAAGTTACGGACAGAAGTTTACAGCTTTGACTCTAGCACATGACATCTTACAAGAGATGGCTTCTAAAGACGAAAAAGCAGCTTATGTTTCAGAACGCAAACGTGAATATGACGCAAAAATGAATCTAGCTCGTTCAGAGTTAGCAGTGCAAGCACTTGGTGATGGTACTGGACGTAAAGCTACACCAATTGGTATTGGTAACCTTGCAGCTAACAGTGGAGCTAACTTCACAATGACTGAAGGTCACCCTTTAGCAATTAAAATTGGTAACAACATTGGTGTTGTTGG